AGAATCGAAACTGATGGTAGTTAAGAACGAGTCCCACTTTGCAGTAATGCCTTCAGCACCACCTTGAGATCCATATAGAGCTAAAGCGGCTACACCTCCAGCTGCTGCTCCCATAATCTTAAATTTACTCTTACCAACACTTGCAGAGAACGCTCTCCATCCTGCCAGCAACTTTGTAGGATTACCACTGGCACCATACAACATCCGATTGGCATAAGGACGTGCAGTTCCACCAGAAGACCCTAATGACAGAGCCTTTGCTTTTATAGAAGCAATCATTGATGTAAACTTAACACCTATTGCAGCAGTTCCTCTTGCACTAAAGACAGCTAGGTCTAAGAATCCACGAGTCATCTTTAAGCCTGAAGACATTAATCTCCCAGCAGCAGAAAAAGATCTACCAACTAACAGTTTAGTCTTCGTGAGAATACCTGCTACGTCACCTGTACCAAACAAGGCACGAGAGAACATTCCTCGACCTCGAAGGTTAGCACCTAACTTGTTTATTTCAGCAGTACGAGCTGCACTCTGAGACTTCAATACAGAAGTGTTCAGTGTTGCGTTTCTCTTAATCTGCTGTCTCTCCATTATGGAGTATTCTTTCAAGAACTTTTTCTTATCTTCAGAATTTTTCAGAGCACGAAACCCAACACCAGCATCTAGTAGCTTAGTTTGTTTACGTAGCTTAGAGATATCTCCAAAAGCCCTACGTGAACCACCTTCTACTCCGAACAACATTCTGTTCATTAGACCTTGCTTGCCTGAGATAGTGCTAGCACTTCCTCTCATCGTGTCAAACATACGTGATGCTGACTTGCCGAACTTGCTTATAATAGCTATTGAGAAAGCTGCAATGGCTATGCCACCGATAACCTTAAAAGTAGTAGATACATTATCCAATACCTTCTTTAGATTCTCTATCTTCTCTGGGTCTAAGTCGAACATTCACTTCTTGGTGGACTGAAACCCATGAACGTCTGCTAAGATTGTGTTCACTTCGTCTACAGTATTCCTTGTAGTTCCTGTGATGTTTGTGTACATCAAATCGAACCACTTGGTAGCTCCGTCGTACACAGTCTTAGCTGGAACAACAACCATGTCTACTAGCTTGTCGAACCATTCTCCGATTTCTCTTACCATATCAGGTACTACAGAGTTTCCGACTAGGTACATGTACATTTCGTAGAACCAATCTTTAACTTCTTGTATACCTTCCTGAAGACCGCCCCACATAGTGTCCCAGTTGATGGATGACACTTTGTCGTACACTTTTTGGATAGGCTCAGCAATGACTTCGTAAGCAGCTTCTGTGACTTTGTACAGAGACTCTGTGGAAGATTGAAACTCTCCCCAGATAGCTGACCAGTCAAGGTCTGCAAGGTAGTCATAAGCTTTTTCTATAGGCTTGGCTATCATAGCGTAAGCGTCTGCAGTTACAGCGAATGCTGCAGCAGAACCTTTTTGTAATTTATCCCAAGCTTTAGACCAGTTCAGTCCTACAGCGAAGTCGTACGCACCACCTAAGCTAGACTTCATAGCGTCTATGATGTCTGAGGATGTACCTAAAATAGCTTTCACTATGCTGTTCTTCTTAAACCCAGCCATCCAGTTTGCCCAGATAGCATGCATTCTGTCGAAAGCTACACCAAATCCTTCAGTGAATCCTCCAACCTTGTCAAACAACTTAACGATAGCAAAGCCAGCTATGCCTCCAACTAGGAACATCGGATTCATTAACATGGCTTTAGATAGGGATAGCACTCCCATTGTTATAGCTTTTATTTTGGATACAGCAAATGCAGCCATAAATGCAACAGCAGCACCAGTCACTCCGACTAGTATCTTCTTGAAGGTTATCCAACCTTCTCCGTTAGCTAGTATGGATTTAAGCATAAGCTTTATTGGACCGATCACTAAAGAAGTGATAGAGTGCGACACTTCAGCCATAGTGTTCATAACTCTAGCAAACAGAACAGACAAGCTGTCGCCAACAAGACTCCATGCCTTGTCAACAGTACCTGCTGAGTTCTTCATTTCGTCCATGGCATCTGTCAGCTTCGCGATACCTACATCTGATGTCAAAGTAGAAACAGCGTTTATCGCTTCTACTGAATCGAACAGTTTACCCAGTTCTACTACAGAACCGCCTGTCTTTTGTTTTATGTCATCGAAGAAACCCACAATGCCTTTAGATGCTAGTGCAGCTTGAGTGAACTCAATACCTAATGCAGCAGCAGCTTTCTCAGCCTTTGGGGTTACTTTTATTACGTTACTTAATGCAGCCTTCAGACCTGTTACCGCTGTTGAGGTACTAAGACCACCAGCTGTCATAACGGCTAGACCTGCACCAACTTCACTTAAGCTTACACCAGCAGCGTCAGCAGTAGCAGCAACCAAACCAAACGATTGGCCTAGTTCTTCTACTGTTGTCTTACCCAGTTTAACTGTAGTGAAGATCTTGTCAATTATAGTAGTAGCTGTTTCTCCGTTATCACCGAATACGTTAATAGACGTAGTCAATAGGTCAACAGCTTTGCCAAGTTCAGTATTACCTGCCTTGGATAGTTTAGATGCAGCGACTAATTGCTCTTGAGCAGTAGCAGCGTCTTTGGCTCCAGCAGAGATTATGTCATAGTATCCTTTGGCAGCTTCATTGGCGTCTGTGCCGAATGCTTTTGCTGTCTTGAATATAGCTTTCTCTACCTTACCTAACTCTGCGACACCCAATGTGCCGATTTGCTTTAGTCCATCTTCGAATCGAGAGAACTCTTTCAAAGATTTAGTTACGAACATTCCGATGGCTACAGCACTGAATGCTGCTGACATAGTGCGTATCAGTTTGGTCGAGCTGGATACTTTCTTGTCAAGCTTGTTTAAAGACTTAACACCTGCGGTGGAGGTCTTCTTAAATTGACCTGAAGCTCCCCTCAGTTTAGTATTCATCGTATCGATTCGACCTGATACGTTCTTCATGCTACGTTCTAGCTTACTGGTATTCGCTTTGAGCTCTACCGTACTTGTATATTCAGCCATCGTATGCTCCTAATATTTTTATTGTTATAGTGCCCGTAGCTCGTCTATGGGATTGGTCTGTCTACCTGCTGGATTGCCGTCTTCGTCAAACAGTCCAGTCTCGATCAACGATTTCTTCAGATGATCTGGGGTATTGTCCCAATCTACTGCCGAGTTACTACCACGTTTCTTCTTCTTCGGACGACTAGGGTCTTCGTAAGTTAGTTGTGGGTAAATGTCATCAGGAGCCAGCTCTATAGTGTCTGTGCTTCCCATTGCTCCAGCTATCTGAGTAATCATAGTTATGATCTCAGTAGCCGATCTGATATAAAGAGCTTCCTGACCTATACCAAAAGCCGTAAAGTACTTCTGGTATAGACTATATTCTCTGTGCGTCAACTCATCCTTCAGTCGAGACATCGGTATTCCTAGCTCCAGTGACAGAGCTACTTCGAATCTCTCAGTAGGTGTCATAGCTAGATCAGACATCTTAACCTTCTGCGGCTTCGACTTCTTCGTCTTCACCCATCAAGCCTGTAAGTGTTAAAATGGCTTCTGACACAGTGTTCAAGTCAGCAACAGACATTTCTAAGATGTGGTTGAGATCGTTAGCTACAAAGAACTTCTTGCCGTCTTCAGCAACAACACCTTCAATGATAACAGTAGCTGCCATCTGTAATTCTTTTCCTTCCCCAACGCTGCGCATGCGATCGATTGCGCCAGCAGAGAGTTCCCGAATGTGTACCGTACCACCCCAGTTAGCTACTTCAATTGTGTTAGTCTTAAGGGCGTAGGATTTAAATAGTTCTGATTTGTTCATAATGTTTTACCTTTTATATATATATAGTAATTTGATAATAAATACGCCCCCCTCCAATGAAGGCAGGAGGGCATAGTTTTCTTAACCTAAGTTAAGTTTAGCTGTCGTCAGCAAATGTCAAAGCTCCGTCTACGATCATAGTAGAGCTAGCTTTAGCAACATCGTCAAACGTAGAGTCGATACCGAAAGAACTCAAGAATCCGTCAAAGATAACGTATTCAGCAGTAGTTCCAACAGCGTCTGACTTCCACTTGATACCGAAAGAACAAGCTGTTCCTAGAGTAGCAGCTTCACGCATAGCCAAGTGAGTTGAGTTACGTGGAGCCCAGTATAACTGTGCATCCAACTGACCAGCGTCTAGCTGACCACGTAGCTTACCTTTAAAGGTCTCACCGAAAGTAGGAGTCTCGATTACAGTAGACTCGTTAGACAAAGTACCAACTTCCATAACGTTAGGAATTAGCAATGTCGCGCCAGCACCAGCAACGAATGCAGTACCAACAGTAACGGCTACAGTAACACCACCGACAGCGTCATCAACAACAATAGTTGAATCGCCAGCAGAAGCAAGCAAAGTAGCAGAGAATACACCAGAGGTAGCAGTACCAGTAGTGATGTCAGCGTTAGCGTCTAAAGCTGCTTTAATAGAAGCAG